TCAACCCAATCTTCGTCCCAATCGTCCGTAATAACCTTCTCACGAAGCTCAACTTCAGTGTGCCAGCACCTGCGGAAGATCACTCGGGCCGATTGCAGGTCAACAGTCTCTGGAGGAAGTGCAATTTCGTCGTATGGCTTGAGTGCAAGAACCATTGGGAGGTTCTTTGAGACGTATTGCTGCTCGTAATCGCCTTCCCCTTCTTTGCGAAGGTCACGAACAAGCTCTTTTGCCTCAACCTTGTCGATGGGAAGCAGCCCCATGAACAGTTCAGCAGCCTGATCCTCGGCCTCTGGGTTGGCTACAAGCTCAGGAAGGGCAGCTAGAGGGCTTGATGGGTCCAATTGCTGGGCATTTGCCAGCATTTCATCGAACTTGATGAACTGTTTACGGGTGGAAACCCTCTGCTCCCAGCCTGTGAAGAAGACTGTCCAGCCATACTGGGTGGAATACTGCGCTCCAAGTTCAGCTTCCCTCGCCAAATCACTCGCCAGCTTGTTCTCCTTAACCCATTTTAGCAGGGTTGTGGTGGCTTGAGCCATCGGTAGGTCGTTAAACTCAGTCGCATTGCCCCGGATGTCTGCCCTGTTGAAGGCTGAAAGCAGTAGGGCTGAGATCTCGTTACAGACTGAGTCTGCCAGACGGCACCTTACGTCACTTGCTCCCTCGAAAGGCCATGCAGGCTCACCATTTGAACGGTATTCACTGTGCTTTTTGCCATCATCAGTCTGTCCCTGCCACCTAGCATAGCGGATGTCATCCAACCCATTGATCCTGGCACCATCCAGACCCTGCCATGATGCCCTTTTCCATTCGTCCATGAGGACTTCTAGAGAAGGCTTGTCTGCTGCTTCTGCGATAGGGTCTTGAAAGTTGTCCATAAAGTAGGGTCAGTAGGAGCCAATGACCCCAGAATCTCGCCAGACCATGTTCTTGGCCTCAACGAACTCAGGATTCATCACTGTGAGATAGCCCAAACAGTCGATAGGGTCTTTGCTTGCTCCCTTTTGACCATCAGCCCCAGTCCACTCTCTTAACGAGTAAATAAGGTTCTGGCAACGCTCAGAGACAAACAACCTAGGTGAATTGTCTTCAGAGATCTCCTCATCCTTATTGTATGAAAGAAGGTCATTAATGAGCAGGACACGCTCGTCGACGGTCACTGTAGCTGCTGGAGTGAATGACAGTCCAGACTCCTCAAGTAGATCTAGAAGCGTCACGCCGCCTTCCTTGGAAGCTGTAGGGGTGCCTGCTGCTTTAGGATCAATGAATCGTTCTTGGATCTCCTCGTCACCCTCCAGATCCATGATCATCTGGCAGTACTCTTGGATTCCTTTGCCAGCTCCAGCCCTCTCCGCTGGTCCCGGCTTCCCATCTGGACGGTCACAAGGTAACGCCCATTCACCATATGTTTCATCAGGAAACTCACGGTAGATGTATAGCCTGCCTTGTGTGTCCACTCTACACCACAGCATGAACCAGTTCCTAGCCCCAGCAGGGTCGATGACCATGTAGTTGGTTCCTTGGATGGGAACCTTGTCGTGAGGGACAACTGAATGCTCGCCAAAGTTTGGGAACTGACTGCCAGCAGTGCTTTCAGCCCAGCCATAGGCACGGATCTTTACATCGTAGCTGGAACGACCCTTTAGGGTCTTTTGCATCTGGTCCCAGCTAGAATAAGGATTCAGCTTCGTGTGGAACCACACCACACCTGACCTTCCCTGCCTTGCTGTGGCCCTAAAGGGCATATGCCCCTCTGGGCAACCGGGGACGTTCTTCCCGGTCAACAGTTCAGACTCCTTCGTCTCTACAATCTTAGCGCCAGCCAGGTACTCCTTCACCACAAGGGTGTACCCAAGGATGGGAGTGAACGTGAGAATCAGCTTCCCCTGACGGGTGACAAGACGGTATCGAAGTGTCTCAAGCCAGTCGTGAGGGACCAACTCATCGCACCAGATCAGATCCGGCTCGCCGCCCTCAATGACCTGCTTGTCCTGAGCGTAGTTCAGGAACCAGACTTGGTTTGTGTTGTAAACGCCTGTGTTGTCGGAAAACCCGTTCTTCTGCGTGTAGGACAGGTTGGTGAACTTACTCTTGCGAGCGTTCCTCAACTCTTTTGGAAGGTACTTGTAAACAACCTGTTGCTGGAAGGCGATGGATGACTGGTTGGTAGTGTGCAAGCACCAGATCTTCAGCCCACGCTTCTGGCACCTGTCTTTCATCCACTGTGGCCATGGGAATTCACCCCGCTCAACGCCAACAAGCATCTGGGCAACCCTTCTAGCAGCCCATTCAGTCTTCCCGGCGCGATTGCCTCCAAGTACCAGAACCTCGTCAGTCTCGTTAAGGATAGCGTCCGATGTCTTCCAGTGCTTAGGCTCAATGGCGTAGCGGAATGGGTCGTCTTGCTCCATCCAGACCCGTGTGTCACGAGTCAGAAGCCACTTGCCTACAGCAGCAACACCAATCTTCTCTACACAGTCACGCAGGTAAGCCTCGTCAGGATTAGGGATGACCGGGTGACGGATATACTTGTACTCAAGAATCCGTTCCAGCGTCCAATCACCCCCATCAGGATGATGATCAAGGGAGGCAAACATTCAGCACTTAAACCATCCAGCCTTCCAGATCCATGCCACAAGGATCAGCCAAGACACAAAGACCGCAAGCATGGTGTGTTCAGCACTCATCAGGAAGAAACAGGCTGATGATCGAAAGAACGACAATGACAATGCAGAAAAGCTTCATCGAAGCACCCTAACAATGATGCCGTCCTTAACCAAGACCCTTTGGCCATGACGACATGAATCCACCTTCCTGCGAACTAAGTCACAGGCACCGGCATCATTCCTGACGTAGCAAAGCCTCTGGTTCTGCAATGCGATTGGAAGCACAACCCCCTCAAAGTAGATCGGAAGATCCATTGCGATTGCCTCGCCCAATACCCCGTGTGCCAGCCCCAGCTTGCTCTCAATGAAATGGAAGTCGTCATCATCCATGTAGTCCCCAAGCTGTGGGAAAATGGCTGAGAACGTGCCTTCACTCACTCCAAGGCCAGACAGCACAGAAGCCCTATCATTGGCCATATGGGTCATCCTAGGCTCATCTACCCATGCTTCTGGAGGTGAATCCGGCAGGACGACCTCATCATCTGGCAATGAAACAACAGGCTCAACCTTAACCTTAGGCCCGCGCTTTTTGCCAGCGTCACTCCTCTTACGACGACGACGAACCTTAGCTTTGTCAGCTTGTTTCAATGCCGCTCCAAGTCGGTCGCTCATGACCCGCACCTACTACAAATTCCATGCCAGTGGCAAGGAGAAAGTTACCCGATAACCTCAAACTCTTCCCTGAGAAGACGGAATCTTTTGCTGGGATATATCTTTCTCAACTCCAAAAGGGTTTCGATTGCCAAAGCTTGGGTGAACACGACATCTTCGTTGACCCAGTTCCAGTAACGGTCGCCAGACAACCCGTTGATGCAGCTTTGAATCGTGTACTTTACGTTCATAAAATGGTGCCCTAGGTGGGGATCGAACCCACGGCATTCGCTTTCATCCCAGCTTTTCGGTCCTTCACCATGAGGGAGCGATGGTCTACCACTGAACTACTAGGGCAATCTCTCTACTTCAACGAATCGTACTTCAGGTTGATGACCTTGAACGACCCTTTGGAGTGCTTGATCACAACACCCTCAAAATGGTGGCCGGATGGTCCCTTGTCCATCTCTTCGTACTTCTTGATCAGCTCAGGCGTCAACTCAACATCCCGCTCAATCACCTCAACGGTAGAATCCTCATCGATAACCTTCAGGAAGTAAAATTCACTGCCCTTCCGCTGAATCTCAAGGGTCTCTAGGTTCAGCACGTCATAGACCGAGAACTCAAGGTGATCCACCTGTGAGTGCGGGTTGTATTTGGATGACTGAATCCCTTTGCCATGAAGCTCCCCACGAAGCGCAAAGTCGAACCCAAGAAGGTCACGAAGCATTGGCACCCTCTCATCAATCCCATATTCCTTGAAGCAGCGAATGTACTTATTATCACAGGTCGTTCTCAACTCCTGCGTCCTTGAGCACACTCCAACAACAAGCTCGCCATCCACCTGCTTGCAGTAAACCGTCATTGATGAACCGTCCACCTTGAGGGTGACATCCACCTTCTCGCCCCAAGGCAGGTCATCCAGGTTCTGGTAACGCTCCTCGTCAGTCTTGAACATTCCAAAGGGAAGACCACCAATAGCCTGTAGATCGTTCCCAACAGGAGACTCGTACTTCCGCACGCCAACCAAAGCAGAAACCTCCTGCCCAATTTCCACAAGATCACCCCAGCCTTCTCCAAGGACAACATCAGGCTTCACAGCAATCCCAAAAGACCACACCCCACGCAGTTTTACGGCCTTAACCCGCTCACCCCTCTTGTACGGCTTCGCCCACTCATCATCAGGCAAAACAGTGTCAGGATGGATCAAAACCACCGGATCACCAACAGCGTAGGAATCCCTTGTGACAATGCATTGGTAGCCAGAAATCTTGATGACATCCAGCCGGTCAGCATCCGGGTGACGTTCAACAGAATCAACCAGTTCAAGTGTTGCGAGTTTCATGTGTGGCAAGACAACTGGCAGACCAATCATACCCAATCAAGCAGAAAACAACGTACAGGGCATTCTAGGCGATTCTAGCTGGGTCTAGCGGAAAAGGGGTAGAAGTCGGAACGAAGGCGACATCCAGCCCATGATCTTATTGAAAGACTTCTTATCCCTCCTTGGAACAGCAAACTGGAGCAGTAGGCAAACCTCAGGCTCTTCTCCAATCGGCTCAAGCCAGTGCGTGCGCCTAGGATCAACGACAAAGCAACTGCCAGGCATAACGCTGCACTGGTCAGCAACACCCCTTCTGTCCACCTGACAAAAGGCATGAAAGCCAGTCAGGCAGTAATTCAAAAACAGGAAGCAATGCCAGTGCTTTCGCTCAACACTGGGCCAAACATACTTCGCCGAAACAACATCAACTCCTACATCAACCCCAATGTCTTTCCGCAAGGCATCCGAGACAGCACCATCAAGGCTTCTCACATCAAATCTACCGGGCTGGACCTGCTTCTCAAGCGAAGCAATGTTGCTCCCAGAAAGGAAGTCTTCAGCCTTTAGACCAAGCTGGGATTGACCAAGATAGACTGGAATGTAACGGCTCATTCCAGCCAGACAGCCTCAAACAGCACAGATTGTCACGACAAAAAAGAACCCCGCTTACCAAGGGACGAACCCGAGACAAGCGAGGCTAGAAGTGAAGTGGTATTCTCTTCTGGTACCAGTGAGTCACTCCCAGTGCAAGCGGAAAACAACAAAAAACGATAGCCTGCTCCAAAAAACGACCACCAAGGACACTTATACCAACCTTAGGGCAGTTTAGCCAAACGAGATAAACCACAACCAACCAAGGAAAGGACAACACACAGGGCATCCTCGGGGCAAGGAAGGGGCAAGCAGCAGGAGCCCTTTTAGGCAAAAATTGTGAGGAGGAAGACGGCGCGTGAGGGGCTTTTAGAGAAAAATTGTGAGAGGGATGACGCGTCAGCATTTTCCTTCGCGCCAAAATGGGCAACCCCCGCCCCCCCTAGGGGTGTTTTTGTCCCCTTTTGCTAGGCTGGAACGGCCCTTTTGCGACCTGGAACAGCCCCTTTTGCCCCCGAATGCCTGATAATAATAAACATCATAACATCACACAATAAGCGTAATATGAAATTCGTATCTCTATGTGTTAAACATCAATCACCTTGCCAACTCCTGCAATGCCAGCCGGGCCGCTTGCATCGCCTAGGGAAACTGAGTGGCGCACCTCATGGATTGAGCTGGCTTGCCCTGACAGGGCCATGTACTTATCAAGTGCCACTCCCATCACGACGGGTAAAACCCCCGGCGGGAGGTTGTCAATCTCCTCACTCATCCTCTCCATTGCCTGGTTTGCCAAGTGTAGCAACCTCGCTGGCGTGCGGGTGCTGTAGTACTTGGTGGCAAAAGCGGGGTTGTCTTGCACCTCTTTTGTGCGGATCGCCATGAGCGTGCGCTTGTTTATCCCGACCTGCTCCGCCGTCTCATTAATGCCGCCTCCCTTGGAGAGCAAATCAAGCGCACGTTGCCTCACCTCCTCTGGGATCAACTCCCCAGTGTGCGCCTGCGTCCCATCCGTTTTTAGTAAATCGCTTGCCATCCGTTGTGTTGTGTTGTCCCTTGTTTCACTTCCGCCTCTTCGGCCGTCCGCCTTGCGCTCCATTCTCACGGCTCGCGTTCCCCTTTTTTCGGCTAGTCGACTGCCCGCCATTCCGCCCAATATCCTCTAAATATCGTTTCACAACCGCTGGCAATCGCTTTTGCTTCATCTTCTGCCGCTACCATATCCCCCACAAAATGACAAGCCCCAAAGGATTGCTCCCTTGGGGCCGGTCTCGTCTCGCTTGCGTTCTGGTTTGTTTAACTAATGTATCCAGCCATGGTGTCCCCCTTATCTCACAACCCCGCATTTGCAGTCACTCACCCCGCAAAGGAGCCGCTTTACCCTCTGCATCCTACGCCGTTGTGCCTTGTCATGGCTGGAGTTTAGCTCGATGAAATGCCAAGGGTTTGCGCTCGGCTCGTCTTTGTAAATCCTGGGCAGGAGAACGGCGCATTCCGTCCCGTGGAACGTGTTTCTGAGCGTGATTCTTGCGTTTTTCATGGCGTGCTTTACCTAGTCGCCCAAAAGGCAAAGGTCTTTCCGGTCTTGTTTGTCGCGTCTTCCGCCTCCCACAGTAAAGCGGGAGTGTTTGCGTATAGCATTGCACAGTCTCTGTGCTTGTCTTTTGCATGGTATGGGAACGGGTAGTACTTTCGCCCATTGCATCCCTCAACCGCTATCCTTGCCCCCTTTGTGTCTGTGGCGGGGATGAATCTTGTGCGTACAATTATCAATTTGTCTTTCATAGTGCTGTGTTTTGTTGTGTTTAATGCGTGTTCAATGCGTGTTTTTGTCCGTGTGTGATTTCCAGATTTTATCCAGCAGCCTCCCCATGGCCATTTTCTCCCGTGCGCCCTCCCTGCACAGTCCCGCGTAGGTTTGTGGGGCAACCTCCACCGACAGCCTGACCCGTTTCCCGCTGTCTGGCAGGGGTTTCCGCCCCGATCCTTTGCCGCCCACTTTATTTGACCTCCTTTGCAATTGCGTTGACTGCGTTTTTTGACTGTCCATGGGGTAAAAACCCAACAATTATTTTACGGTTTGCGTGCGAGCATAGCCCACACTTTGCGCATGTAATATCGTCCCTTTGTTGTGCTGGGCAAATAACCCCGCGGTTCCCAGCTGGCGTGACAAATTTAGCTTGGGTACCTTCTGGCACTACCGAGACCACAGGGCCTATTCCCAACGCAACCAATTCATCCGCATGGGAGGGGCTGTTGCCGCTCAGGTTAATTGTAAACCCGCGCGCGTTTGCCTCACGGATTGCCTCTCGGTTTTCCGTAGCCCGTTTGTGTTTCGTGACTGGTTTGTGCGAGTAGGTAAACCCGCGTTTGCCTTCGTTCGCCTCAACTATCCTATTAAGCGCGCCCTTGGCGATATTTACCCCTTTGCCCGGCAAATCACCAGCCTGATTATGGCGCCACAACTGCCCCTCTGGCAGGTTCCTGATTTGCTCAACAAATGCATCCAGATTGCCACCCCGCTTTTGCTTGCTCACCTGACCCCAGTGGATTCCAAGGGGGCCGCCCTTAGCGTAACACCCCTTGTTGTAAAAAGGGCACGTTGGAGGGCAGGTTTCCCGATCGGTGGTGCTGACTGGTATGGGTCCGGTTTTGGCGTTACCCGACTCTAGCGTTAGGTGATAATTCATTTCAACCCAGCCTCCAGTAATGACTTCCTCGCATCCTTAGATAGCTCTGGATTATCAGACAGCCATCCCCTCAGTTCTGAGCGTATCCAATCCGCACAAATGCAGATTGCGTTCTCATTCCATTCCAATCCCCGATTCCAGTAATTAAGCGACTCCTGATTAATGATCAGTATTTCGTCCTCCTGATATGCTAGAGGGCCGTAGGATGCGTTCCACCCGGCGTCTGGATGCAGGGTTACCCCGATCCAATTGTTATCCCCGCGCATTTCCAGCGCGGTTTGGATTGCATCTATGAGAGTCATTTCCCACCTCCAATCTCGAGCATGGCGTGTGCAAACGCCGCATAAGCGGCCACAATCCCCGCCAGAGCCAGCGCAGAGGTGGCAATGTCCAGCAGTCGGCACAGCCTGGCGTGCCGTATGGTGCGGTTATGCTCCTCCACCAGATCGGCGGATGTGGAGCGTTTTGCGACAAAGCGCCCTGTTAGGGGGCTACGTAGTGTGTGTTTCATTGTGTGAGTGTTTTTTTAACTGCGTGTCTCGCGCTTTTGGATGGGGCCGCCTCCGTAGAGGTCAGCCTCGCCACCGTACTCCCGCTTGACGTTGTGAATCATGGCAGGTTTTTTTCTCCGCGCAACAAAAAAGAGAGGGTCACCTACATTTTCTCCCTCTATGAGCTGGCCCTATCACCTCGTATCTCTCTGCGGGGGCAAAATCCCCCAGCTCCACCTAGTCTCAGTGGGTGCCATCGACCTGGTACCCTCAATCCCCCTCTTTTAGTGTTCCCACGAACACGGCACTTGGATTGCGTGAGGATGCTCTAGGATTGGCGCAACCCCCATTTGGCTGTGGTTACCCATTTTCAATTGCAGGAGCGTTTCTAGGGCCCTTTCTATCGAAGGCAAATACTGCCCACCCAGGAAGTTTCTTCCTAGGCAAGAATTTCCCCGGTCTGGGCTGCAGCTCGGAGCTGGCAAAGTGCGAATCCCTCCCGTTCCAGTCTGCTTTCCGCCAAAGGCGATTCCTCCAGTCTACCCTCCCCAAAAGTAAATCCCCCCAATCTACACCGTTTCAGTGTAGATTGAACGAGGGTAGATTGAACGAGGGTAGATTGAACGAGGGTAGATTCAGCCAAAGTAGATTGCCTCACCCGACTTTGGGCAAACTTGGGTGACAAACCCTAAGGGCTGAAAAATTATGGGCCGAGTTGGTGGACTCGCCTCACGACCATGCCGATTCTTGTCCTGAATCTTGGCTAGGCTGGCAATTCTTGCTGGCAACCTTTACCCGACACACACACCGGGCCAGCAACGCACCAGGTCACAACCCTGTAAAAGCCAAGCGGCTTGGGTATCCTATGCAGGGGTAAATCCTTAAAGCCTCAAATTGCGTTTGAGGATAGGCTTCCGCTATGGTGACCTTGTTTCGATGCCGGAAACATTTCTGGGCCCATCCTTGGAGCTTTAATCGGTATCTACCTTTGTGGACGAGATTGGGTAAAGCAGGCTACCAAAGAGGGGGCGAGCGGAATAGGGGGTGTTTTCCGGAAGTTGTCTCGAGGGAAAAAGGTTTTGAAGGCTTAAGATCCCCTAGGAGGTTTTCCTTCCCAATGGTTTCCCTCCCTTCCCCCTTGGTCCCCTTCCCCTTTTCCCCTGCACCCCTTAACCCTATCCCCTATAATCCCCTTTCCCACCCATCCTTTCCCATCCTTTCCTAACCCCTCTCCTGCGTCAGAAAACAGGAGTTTTCTTCCTTGTATATTTATGCGCGTGCCGCGCGAGGACATCCTGTTAAACAACTCAATTTTTCTTCTCTCGAAACTCCTCCGAAAACCAAATACTTAACCGGTCGTACGTGTACGTACTATCTCCTAAAAGCCTCAAATTCCATTTGAAGACCAGCTTCCGCTGTCATGACCTTGCTTGATTCGTAGAATCGTTTCTGGACCCATTCTCGTCGCTCAGATCATTGGATCAATCCAATCACCTCATCCACTTCTTCCACTTCATGACCTTTTCCCCACAAAAGACAAGAGGCAGACCCAGATGGATCTGCCCCTTGAACACACAACACGAATGAACAACAACTCACTTCATCCCATTCAACCCTTCGGGTTGCAACCTATTTCTTGCGCTTCATTGCTGCTGCTTTCGCTTTCTTCTGTACCGAGTAAGCAATGGCAACTGCCTGCTTCTGTGGCTTCCCACTCTTCATCTCAGTACTGACATTCTTGCTGAACGTCTTCTGCGAATAACCCTTCTTCAATGGCATTTTCTCACCTCCTTTCACTAAACGATGCAAACCTACCCTCAAACAGGAGGTCGCAACCTACACCTGACTCCGCATTTCGCTGGGCTGGGATCTGTATATTCTTGTACTCGTCACCACTCTCACTCGGCTGGACCGACCACACTGCTGTTGCATCCTGACCGATTGCCCTGGACTCCCTCAACCTTCCATCGTCGTTCAACTGACTCAAGGCTACCACTACACAACCAAGTTCCAAGGACAACAACCTGAGTGTTCTTGACACTTCTGCCACCTCTCTCTCCCGGTTGTCTCCCCTGCCAATCTTAGGGCCTCTGACTAACTGGAGATAATCCACCACAAGCATCGTGAGCGGCTTTCTGGCATGACTCATCCTCGCTGCTGCTGCAATCTGATCGATTGAGTACATATCATCCCTCACCTCAAGGTTCCACCTGCTCATGGCAACAGTTGCCTCATGCAGCTTACGAGCATCACCTTCGTTAAACTTCCTCGTATACATAGTTGCAAGCGATACCCGGCTTTCCCTCGAAAGCATCTTCTCGGCAACATCACCCTGAGGCATCTCCAGCGAGCAGATCAGGACACTTCCTTTAGCCTTGCAAACCTCTGCTGCGTAGCTGATTGCGAGCGTAGACTTGCCACCCTTAGCCTGGGCAGCAATTACAACGTAGTCACCCATCCTGACAGGGCTGATCCTGTCGAGACAAGCCCACCCAGTCTTCACATCACGATTCTCCCTTTCCTCCATGAATGATCCTAGAGTCGTCTTCAACAACTCCCGGATGGATGCCGGTCGGCTGACCGTTGGCCTAGAAACCTGCTGTACCAACTCACCAATGTGGGTCAGGGCAACCTCCTTCCCATCCTCACTGGCGATTCTTGCGGCTTCATGACATCCACGGATCAGCTTCCTTCTGGCAGATGTATCCACAACCTCACCAAGGTAGTGCTCCGCCGCTGAAGGGACAGCAGCGCAGGTCACAATCTGCATCATTCGATGCGGATCAACCACACCCTTCAACTCGCCACCAATCAGGATGGGGTCAACCGGCTTCCTCTGCCGCCACCGATCCAGGGCAACAGCAACCACAGCTCCAGTGTCCACTTGGATGAACGTGTCACGCTCAACGTGATGTCCAATCAACAGCGGGGCCACTTTGTCCGGGACAGCAAGCAAACACGATGCTAGGGCATCCTCGGCGTCAGGACAGGTGGGTACGTTCATACTCTCACCCCCACCATTTGAGCTACAGACCTAGCTGGAATCCACTTCCTAGCCCGATCCACTTCACCTTGCCAGTTGTTGAGGAGTGTAACGACATCCCTTCGACGGTAGTCATCCTTAGCCGCGATGGTGGCCGAATAGTACCGATC